ACGCGGTGTGGCACCTATCAAGCAGTCTGCAAACTGCACCACCAAAAAATAACGGCAGCAAGAAAGTTAGAAGGGATGAGAAAAGATGAAAGGTAATCGAATCAAATTCTACCCTCAAAATGGGTTAGATTCCGAAACTATCGAAGCGTTGACAGACGTACCGGGCGTGTGGATGCGTCCTGTCCTTTCGAGTCCGTACAATGCTGGATGGATTATCGAGGACATACTTCAAAAGAAGCGAATACCGTACAAGGTTCAGTTTACGCCACGGGGCCGTCCCGGTAGCCCGTGGAACCGGATCCGTAACTCCGAACTGAACGAGTGGATGGTTACTGACTTCCTGTTACCGTTTCAGATGAAGGCTATCGAGCGTGCGTGTTCAATGGCCTCCGCCCACATTTGGGCACCTCCCGGTAGCGGTAAAACCCCGATGGCGTTGGCCTATGCGCTGGCCGAGCCGGGGGATGTACTCGTTATTACGTCGAGTCCTCTAACCGTCTTAGAACAATGGAGAAGGGAGGTAGAGCGATTCACAACGGATTTGCGACCCTTTGTATACCGCGCACCCTCAAAACGCCGTAAAGGGGACGTTGACGACCTCCAAGCGTACAAACGTCGATGCGTTGACGAGGGGATCCGTCCGTTCGTCATCGCAGGATGGTCGATGCTCCGCGAGCACTGGGCCGAACTTGCTCAAGGTGTAGCGACGGTTGTATTCGACGAATCGCACAACGCGAAGCAAGCTAAACGTGACAAGTGGTTACCTCAAGAGGATGGTTCTATCATCGCGGAGCGTGTGGAAAATACAAGTCGCGCCGCGTTCGAGATTGCAAAATCAGCAAGAAGGCGTTTATGTACCACTGCGACCCCTATCCCCAATCAGATTTGGACGGATCTGTGGGGCCAACTCACCTTAGTTGAGCCTTGGGGGTGGGGGCGTACTTCCCGTCGATTTGAAAAGCGGCACTGTAACGGTCACACCGGGGACTATGGGTGGGTGTGTGATGCGGCGACTCGCGTTGATGAACTCAAGAAGCGGTTATCCTTCTCGTCCATTCGGATCCCTTACGAGGTATCACACGCGGAGCTACCTGCGAAACGTCGCCAGATTATCTATGTAGCTCCAGAGGACCAAGTGAAGGCCGCAGCGAGCGCGAAAGGTGGTGAAAACCTCAAGCGCGAGTTGAAGAAAGCGAAGAAAACTCGCGACCAAGACCGACTACTCGAACTTAGGTTGATGGAGGCCGCAGGGGTAAAAAGAAACGCCATTCGAGATATGGTCAAAGACCGTATCGGAGACAAGGCAAAGGTCATCGTGTTCACGGGTAGACGTGAGGATTGCGCCGCACTCGGTAAGGCGATCCAAACGAGCCTAAAGAAAAAGCTAACTCTCGATGAGAATCTGTGGGTCGCGAGCGGCGACCGGACTCAGAAAGAACGTCTAGCGATTATGGATGCGTACATGGCCCACGAGGGTCCGTGTGTCCTAGTCGGCACCTATCAAGCATGGGGCACGTCGTTGAACTTACAGGATACCGATCACCTCATATTCGGGATGCTCCCGTATACCCCCGGTATGCTAGAGCAAGCCGAAGGTCGAGTTCATCGTTTAGGGATGGAACGACCGGTACAAATTTCGTATCTTATCGCAGAAGAAACCGTAGACGAAACCATAGCGGATCTCGTCTTGGGAAAGTTGTCATCCATAGAGAAAGTGATCGATGCTGGTGGCCTCGATGGATTGAGCGGCGCACTAGCAGGGCTTGAAGATAAAGACGCAATCCTCGACGATATGCTTACACGTCTGGATTTGGGAGAAGATGATGTCGAATAATGTGCGAGAGTTAGCCGACGTAGAATGGATCGAGTCGGATCAGGGTTACTATCACGTTTGTGCGTTTACTGAAAACGCGCTCATAATGGGTTTTCCCCAAAAGGATCGTCAAATGTGGCCAACATTTGGGGCGTTGATCATTCGACGCTCGCCTGTAGGTGGTGAGCCTCAAGCCGTAGCTTTGGTTAACGAAGGGGATACGTTCAAAGTAGTTAAGACCTACGATTTAGACGATGAGGCAACCCGTATTTACGATTGGTCTTTTCAGACTCTAACTTTAGCTTTGCCTATAGTCGTGAGAGAATGGAAAGAGTGGGCACCCTACATACATAAGCTGTTTGAAAGCGCACTAATAGAAGGCGTGAAAAGTGGTAAGGTTTTGTATTCAACACCTGACGAGGGCTTTGAAGCATGAAACTACTCGATGCCGGTAGCTCTGGTCGTGGTTGGTCGTGGCGTGAATCACTTTTACGTTGTCCTCAACAATTTGCGTATCGCCAGATCCTCAAGGTTCCCGAAGACAGCAAGGAGCCGTTAATTAAAGGGTCGCTCGTTCACACGGGGCTTGCACACGCGAACGTAGAACTTCTGTGTGAACAGCGCGGATATGTAAACGATTATATGCCGTGGCGGGACGCGATTCGCGAGCAAGCCTTACGAGAAGATCAAGACATCGGCCACGGGGAAACGTGGCAGAAATGGGTGAGTTTGGCCACGACGACCGTGGGCGACTATCTCGCCCAGAGACAGGCCCCTAACGTCGTTGCGGTAGAACAGAGGATACTCATGTGGGTAAACAAGGACGGATGCTTTGTTGACCCCCCAGAGGACGCAGAAAAGCGTATTTCGATGGCGAGTGACCCCGCCTTGGCTCTCATGGGACCGCCTTACCTTCATACAGCGAGAATCGACCTACTCGAACAGGATGCGTACGGACGTAAATGGGTCACCGATTACAAGACTTGTTATCGAATCGATGCGCGAAAACGCGAGGGATTCGCGCTATCAGGTCAGATGCTATCTTTGACACGGTGGGGAGCGGATAAGTTTGGGCGCGACTTTGGTGGAAGTGCGTTGCAAATGCTCCGTTTGGTTCACGGACGCGACCGTTTCCCCCGTGTCATCCCTTCCCCGGCTCCTTGGGCCTTGCGCGAAATAGGCGCAAGCATCGCGCACAGTGAGGAGCGTTTAGCTTCACTGTTGCACAAGGATCCTATGCAGTGGCCCAAAGTTTTTAGCGAGCAAGGCCCTTGTATGGACCGATATGGCCCGTGTTCCTATCGAAACATTTGCATGTCGGGAGTAAAACCGAAGATCACCCCTTGACCAGAAATCCAATTTACCTTATTTTATTTTGACCATACATCGGAGGACTCCAAATGACCACTTCCAACGCCAATAATGGCGTACAACACTCGTCCGTCTTGACGATAGCCGCTGGTCCCAGTGGCATAGGTAAGACAACAGATCTCATACTCACATGGCCCCGCGCCCTTTTCTTCTGTAGCCCCGGTGCAGTTAAGCCCGCACGCCAGTTTCTCGGTCAAGACTTAGAGCCGTGGCAGATCGTTCATGTTCGAACGATTAGCGACGTGATAGCGCATATTCAGAAGATGGCCCAAGACGGTAGCCTTCAACAAGCGAGCGCGGTTGTCGTCGATGACCTCTCGATTCTTGCTGAATCTTCCTACCTCGAACTCAAGTCTAAATACAGCGCGTCACACAACTTCGCTATGTGGGATGACCTCAAGAGACAATTGCAAACGCTTCGAGAGTGGTTGAGACACTTAAACCTACATGCAGGTTGTAACGCTCACCTTGCGGCCCCAGAAACGGACTCGAACGGCGTTTTCCACAAGGGAGGACCGGCTATGCCTTCAAAGAAAATGCGCTCACAGGTTCCGCATATTGCCGACCTTGTTTTGGTCGCAGAAGCAAAGGCGAACCGTAAGCCGTGGGGTGCGGTCTACCGATGCGACCCACCGAATCCGCAGTGGCACGTTAAGGACCGCCACGGCGTTTGCAGTGGCATCATGCCCATGAACACGGGCGAAATCCTTCGAGCCGCCGGATACGCGATTCCACGTTTGCCGGGATTGGAATGGCAGGATGCGGTAGCAGACAAGGTGGTGGAAAAGTTAAACGAGGGCCAAGATCCAATGACCGTATGGAGCGAGTCATGGGAAAAGTTGGCTTCGCAAGGTTGTTTTACGGGTCATATTTATATGGCCTTACGAGATGGTATGGATCGGCACGCGATTCAAACCAAATTAACCAACGGGCTGAAAAGCCTATTCACAAGCGGTAAATCCGCAACTATTGGAGGACTAAATGTCTGATTCAAAAATCCTAGACCCTAACTCATTTAACCTTGTTCTTTCGGGGCAATCTGCTCTCGGCAGTGGTGGCGGGATGCCAAAAGAAGGCGTTCTTAAAATCACAGTTACAGAGGCAAACATTCGTCAGAATAGCCGTGGTGTGTCGTTGTGGCTCACAATGACTACAGAGAGCGGATACAAGCTGTATGATTATATTGCGCTTCCTACTGCTCAAAACGCACAGGAAAAAACCAAGTACGGCACTAAAGCCGAATTTTTTGAAAAGAAGCTGAAGGCTACCTTGTGCGCTTTCGGTCACTCTGTCGAAGGAATCAAGGCGTTGAGTGGTAATGGCTACACAGGCCAACACCTAATCGATTGGACGTTGAACCGTGAGGGTAACTTGTACTATCGCCCGCCTGTTGGTGGTGGAAAGAAGAACGGCGGAATGGACCACCAGATCGACTACATCGCTAACGATAAGGTCGAGTTGGTACGTACTGGCGAAGTGGTCTTTCAAGACCGTCGCGTTGGCGCGGGTGCTTCCGTTCAACCGACTGTTGCTATGCCCTCAATGGCTACGCCCACAATGGAAATGCCTTCCAATGGTGTAGCTACTACACCTCAACCCATCGCATCGAACGTCATTGACGGCTTGATCGGCGGTACACTGTAATGAAAGCGCGGTGTGATCTTTGTGTGCTCGGCTGCAACGGTCGCCCGCATCAATCAAGAGGACCAGTGCTCTCTAATCCGTCGCCGTCGAGCCAATGGGCGATTGTTGGAGAGTACCCGGCTAAAGGAGATTTGGAGAGAGGAGTAAACAACTTCCCATTTTCGGGGAGTGAGGGAATGTTGCTGAATCGGGTCTTAGACGAATTGGGTTATGCTAGGACTCGGTTCAGTACACATTATGCGCTTGCCTGTCGTCCACCTCAAGGGGATTACAAAAAGGCTATTGTTCGTTGGCGCAAGGAAAACAAGCGTAGAGCCGTTGAAGGGCTGGATACGCTACCTCACCCTATTGAGTGCTGTAAACCGCGCCTACTGGCCGAATTAGGCGATAAGAAACAGATCCTTTCGTTGGGGAACGTCGCGCTAAAAGCACTTACGGGTTTGACGGGGGTAATGACACACCAAGGATGTCTAACCGAAGTCGAAGATTTACAAGTGGTTCCAACCTTTTCGCCGTCTTTCGTTCGACGTGCGCCCCGGTGGTTACCTATTTTTAAGAAGTCCATACATCGTGCAGCGCGTTGGTTTGGTGGTGCGAACCTTTGGGAAGACCCCAAGATTAGAATCAATCCACCCATTCACGAAATTATGCGTTTTATGCGTCAGTTAGAGAGTGAAAGATTCGCCTGTTACGATACCGAAACCGATGGACTCGAAGCCCTATTATGTAACCTTCGTACGATACAATTCGGAAACGCTAAAGAGGTTATGATCGTCGCGTTGCGCTCGGTAGAGGATTCTAGCCGTGAATTTTATGCACAAAATATGCACGATGAATTGTGGTCCGTTTTACGGTGGGGCTTCTTAGAATCCAAGATTAAATGGATTGGACATAACGCTGGAAAATATGACCGCATGGTCATGGAGGAGGCGTTTTTTCGTAACGGTCGAGAGACTACGTTATCCGATGTCTCACGCCTCTTAGAACCGCGAGAAACGCCCCGCCTTGCCGTCGATAGCCTTTTACTGCATCGAGTTGCAGATCCAGAACTTCCGCACTCTCTCGGCTTTGTGGGGGGCTATTACACGGACGTTCATAACTGGAAAGCAGACCATACTGCGGTCATGGCTCGAACCGATGCGGAGCTATGGCGATATGGCGGTTTGGATGTCGCCGTCAATGCGCGGGTAATTCCGCCCCTTGCGGAAAGAGTACGTGAAAAACAGCAGGGTAGCGTTATGGAATGGGACGCGAAAATGGTCAACGTATGCGTAGGGATGCACAGGATTGGTATTCGTGTTGATCAGCAAAAGGTTCGAGAGCATAACAAACGCCTTCTCGAAACCGAAGACATGTATGAGGATTTGGTTATGCAGCGACTCGTTTCAATGGGTCGCCTTGCTCAAGTTGGCTACTACACCAAAGGACCAAAGAAAGGGCAGCCCCTGTTTAATCCTCGAAGCGGGGAACAGATAGCAGATCTCTTATTCAATAAGTGGGACTTACCGACTCCCGAAGATTTGAAAGAGAAAGAGATTTATACCGAGACGGGAGCGCGAGCGACTTCCGACGCGATTTTACGCGCATATTTAGCGGATAATCGAGTGAGCGACGGGCAACGCGAAGTAATTGACGCAATACGTCGATGCAAGCGAGCGCGAAAGGCTCGCGCTACCTTCGTCTCTCCTCTCCTTGTGGGGGAAGGTCACTTGTGGGGTCCACCTCACGACACTGTTGGATTTAATTATCGATGGCCACCACCTAAGCGCGAAATACACAACGGTGTATCGATACGCCACGAGGATCCGCGTTTGTGCGTATGGCCCGATGGACGTTTACGAGTTGGATGGAACGCTCATGTAACGACGGTGGGCCGTCTGTCATGTGGCGGAAAACCATCGCGCTACAACCTGCAAACGGTCCCGGCTTCACTTCGAGATATGTTCATTCCCTCGCCCGGTAATGTCTTCGTGGGTGCAGACCTCGATCAAGTTCACCTTAGAATTATCGCGAGTCGTTGGAACGTCCGAAGTTTACTCGATGACTTTAGACTAGGGCGCGACCCACACGCCACGTTTGCCGAAACTGTTTTTGGTGACCGCTTTACCAAAGCCCCCGGTTATCCCGAACCCGGCGGGAAGTTCAAGGGGATGGCGAAAGCCCTTCGTAACCTTGGAAAGACCTTGCGATACACCGGGGCTTATGGTGCGGGTGTGGGTACAATCTATCGGACGATGACACGGGCCGAAGACGAGAAAGGTCACCTATTGAATCGAAACCTCAAACAGCGTGACGTTCAACTAATGTATTCGCAGTGGATGGACGCAGAACCAGAATGGCGTATGGGTTGGGATTCAGAAATGGCAACCTATCAAGCGAATAACTACCTCGAATCGCCTATACTTCGCCGACGTTGTGACTTTGCCGATGGTGAAGCGGCTGTAGACTTAAAAACGAAAGTCAACAATTACGCCACGCTTGCAGGTGAAGCCGATGTAATGGTGCCGATGACTCACGAGTTAGCGGAGCGTGTGCCGTGGGGCTACGCAGGGCCAAATACGGGGCTTGTAGGGCAGTTCCACGATGCTTTTCTTATCGAGTGTCCAGAGCACGACGCGGAGCGCGTCAGGCAGCTAATGGAGGCCGTTATGAACGTGAAGATTCCCGGCTGGGCCGTAAAAATAACGGCTGAAGCCGAAATAGGTATGACTTGGAGTGAAGTGTAATGATGACAACAGACAAACAATTCGATGTGCTCTTGCAGGACATCTTTTATGGAAGCGCAACGCGATTGGGGCCAGCCTCTTTGCACATGCTCACGAAAGAACTTCGTCGATGTGCTCTCTTATTCAGCCAACTAGAAGTGAAGGGCACGGCAGAACGTGGGCAAGAAATGCTTATCCGCACGCTTGAAAATAGCGCGTCGATGCTCGAAGCAAGTGACAGCGGCGACCTCATCGAGTTTCTAAAAGCGTGTAAACAATCCAACTATTCAACAAAGGACGTAGACTATGCCGTACAAAGCGTTTTTGGCTCATAAAAGACAACTAGATGATCGCAAGATTGATCAACTTGTCGCAGGGGCGACTTTACTTTTGCGGGGTAAAGGTGTTGATCACGCTCGCGTGGTCTCCGGTCGTGACGATTTCAAGGAACGCAGTGCGTCCTTGGGAGGATGGCAAGGATGGGCAAGAGATGTGGCAGTGGGTGAGGATGAATATGGAAACCCTTCATTTAATGCAATCATTGTGCCCGCTGAAGTTATCGGCAGAGCGACCGCTGGGATCATCCAAGAAGCGTTGACAGTAGCGAAACCGGTCTATTTTTGGCGCAAAGGTGAATTATTACAGGTTAAGAACGTACAGACCATTGACCAAGAAGATTGGCAACAGGGATGGAAACTCATCTACTGAAACCTATGACCATAAAGAGAGGACTAAAATGCACATCAAAAAGATTACTGGATCAATTAAGGGCGGTGTCGATGCCGACCTAACAGAGAAAACCCTTATCGTAGGCAATAACGGTGCAGGTAAATCTGCAATCGTGAACGCCGTCGAACTCGCCCTAGTGGGTGGTGCGTCCGACATCGAAGGTCGTGCATGGGTCACGGCGGTAAATCGACTCAAGCGGTTAGGGGAGTTTGTAAATGTACAAGCTACCTTAGACGATGAAACTGCGTGTACGTTTAAGATTAAAAAGAACAAGGCAGAACACCAAAACGGTGTCAACGGGTCATTACCCTACCGTGAAGTTCGTGAGGCTTTGACGGGTAGCGCATCGAAAGCGTATAAATACCTGTTAAACCAATGCGCCCAAGACCTGACTGTAGACGAAGTAAAAGCCCGCATACCGTCCGACCTGCATGGCCTCTATATGTCCGTTGCAGGATACGGTAATTCAGCCGTCGAAGGTCTGCTTGAGGCCCAAGAGGTCGCAGCGAAAAACGCACGCGATACGGCAAAAGAGGTGAAAGGTGCCAAAGAAGCGGCGAATTTAGCCGGTCAAGGGTTGGGTCCATTGGTATTATCATCTCAAATTGCAGAAGTATACGAGACAATGCGAGCGGCGCGTCAGTACGCGGAGAACAAAGAAACACGACAGAAAATTGAGCAGTACACACAAGAGATTGAAGCGTTAAAAGAGCAACGCGCACAGTGTGAAAAGTGGGTTGAGCAGTTTCGAGCGCAAGGCGACTGTTACGCGATAGAAACGTGTAAGACCTTGGATGCTGCTCTATCGCTTCATATCAAGAAGCAAGCCTCTCAATGTGGTGTGTGCGGGTCACCCTTCAACATGCAGTTTGCTCAAGATTCTCTAAACATCGTTAGGAAACAAATAGCTGATCGAGAACACGCATTTGATCGGATGATTCGCCACGAGAACAACAAGGGGCATTATACGAGAGAGATTGAGAAACGAGAGTACTTCTTGCAGCAACAAGAAACGTATGATGCACAGAAGGCGTTGACCGTAGGCGATCCCGGTATCACCTTTGAAGCTGCTGAAAAGCACCATAGGGAATTGACCGAGCGTTTAGGTGCTCATGCCCAGCACCAAAAACTGCAAGGCCACGTCAATACGTTACAGCAACGCGCAACAAGTTGGAAGTCGTTAGCTGACCTCTTGAATACCCTTGTGGCCGATTTTGTAGATGCAGGAATGGCGCGTTTTATGGCGCGTGTTCAAGGTTTTCTCTGCGAGTCCGATGTGTTCGGTATCAAACTCACAAAGAGTGACTGTCAGGTAGGTTTTATCCGTGATGGCGTGCTCACCTCTGCACTTTCGGGTGTAGAATGGGCACGCCTTCTAACGGCTATCGCGTGTGCGTGCTCTGACGATGGTGTACCGGTCGTCATTCCAGAGGATCGAATGTGGGACCGCGAAACACTCGCTACGACGATGCGAGCGTTGACGAGTGCGCCGTGTCAGATCATCCTGACCAGTACCGAAAAGCCGAAAGGGAAGTTGCCCGCTGGGTGGTCACTGGTCGAAGTGACTTAGATATAGTAAGGTACGTTCATCTAGGAGCCTTCAATATGTCGATAAGTAAAGAGTCTCTTTTGAGCGAGATCCGCGAAGCCGTAGCCAAGAAAAAAACCGAAACCGGCGAGCGTAACGCCGTGGTTCGGGTCTTGGCGAAACATGGCGCGTATAAAACACCCAAGATTGAAACGGGACGATTCGGAAAGGGGTCGTCCTTACGTGTCTATATTTGGGACACCAAATGGGGAACGATT